GTTGCGTTTCACCCCAGGCGTGCCAAGGAGCCGGCCGCTAGGCCCAAGAGCCCACCCACAGGATGGACGCTAAAGAGCGGTTGCGGCCCGCAGCAATGACCCACAGGATCAACTTGCTGACTGGCTCAATGGTCGTCCCCGAGACGCACAGTGGGTTTAAGCCCCCCACCGAAGTTTTCTGGTACATGGGTATGCTCCCATGGGTTTAATTCCGCAGCCTGATGTAGGCCCGTTTTTAAGGTTTGCTCCCCGAGAAGCCCCACTAAAGCTACAAAAGCTTACACATCGTGTTCAACGATGTGCCGAAGAATGGAATTATCGATAGTGGAGCCGATGGTTGCACCGCCGAGGACAGTGATAAGCTGAGTGAGGCCAAGCTCACTGATGCCATAGTGAACATCATAGTACATGCAAACATCAACCCAGGCTGCTGAACAATTTCCAGCCAGCCTGTGTTTAAACTCGTTCGGGCGCTCACGAATGACGCGCCCGTGGCCGGCACAATTGGACAGCGCCGTCCCAACAGCGTTAAAAAGAGGATCCAATTTGCCATAATGGCGTGCAGTTTCACACACGCCACGCAACCATGCCAACTGGTTGCTAGGATTACGATCGGTCGTGTCCCAGAAGAGCTTCGCAAGAAGCTTGCCCACCTTGGGCATCAGCACAAAAGTTTCACCGCATGGGAAGAACCTGCCCGAGCAGAATTCAACCAAAAGCGGATCCACGTTCGTATGGGCAGTAACCTCCATACCGAACTTGGTGTAAGTGCTGACAATTCCGGACAACCCGCCACAACGTGCGAGTTCACGATCGGTCGTGATGGTGACACTATCATCCCCACAGATGATAGAGATCCATTTCCTGCCAACGCCATGAATATGGTATTTCATTGCAGCGTTGACGAGCGTGTCACCCACGCTCGTGTCAGGCCAGCCTGACTGCATAGTGTACGGAACGGAATACTTAGTACCGAGAGATGAATATCCCCGGGAAATATCCCGCCTCAAAGCCCGCGCCACACGGCGTGGCAACAGCACCTTATAGAGGGCCTCCAAATAAGAAAAAGGCCCCTCCAGGAGGTGC